GCCAATGGCCACTGAGAAGTTACCTTGAACAATGCCAGCATTGGTTCCCAGGGCTATCTTACTAGGACCACTGGCATTGTTTTTATCGCCCAATGTAGCCCAGGTTGTTGCAACAGCTGATGCTACCAGGGTTAATTGACCAACGTTGTTACCTACATATAACAACGGCGGATCTGTTTCAAGATTTACTACAAGTTCGCCTGGTCTAGCATTGCCGTCATAGTTGACCAGCGTTACTTGAGCGTTATCTTTCATTGCGGCACGTGAAATGCCGGTGATATCGTTGTATGGTGGTGGTGGGTTTGCCATAATATTTTACCTTGGGTATCCTTTGAATGCCTTTACAGGACTTGTTGTATCTACAAAAGAAGGTTCTGTACTAGTAGGAGTAGAAACCATTTTTTTGCCGCCAGGTGTTTTGGTCATCTTTAAGGCAGCGTCGATTATTTGCGCAATACCCGGGCTCATGCCAGCAACAATACCATGCTCGCCAAATGCAGTTTCATCATGCCAGGCAGGCATGTCGGGGTTTACATCATCTTTTACAGCTTCGCTTCTTGCTCGAGCTAGAGCAACACCAAATCTATAATTGCGGTATGGGTCGGCGGCACTAAGTCCAGGGACAACATAAGTGTAACGCATGGGATCAGCCTGTTCAGGCGGCAGTTGTGCCGCTTCCTCAGTTATAAATTCACGAGCTCTCATCTTGGGTAACCTTTGAAACTTACCACTGGACTTGCAACATTAACTTCTGGGTGTTCTTCACTGTCCAGATCGCCACTATTAAGATCTTTCCAATTGGCGCCAGCGGCCTTGAATGCTTGTTTGAGCATGTTTTGTTCAACTTTGGTGTAGGGATGTGCCGACCGTTTCTTGCCAACCCAGCTATTGGCATCCATGTCAATGGGTTTGTTTGTGCCGTCAGCGCAGGCTGCTGCCATCATCACGCGGTTAAGAGTATAGTCGCTGTTTTGTCGTTCAGAATCACCGAAGGTATTTAAACCCACTGTGGCAACTTGTCTGCGTTTGCCTATGGTGCCATCTCTTTCGGTAATGAACTCACGTGCTCGCATTATGCTTGCCAGACTGCGTTTTTGCCTGATGATGTGGTGCCTACTTCTTGTATGGTAGCATTAGCGCCAACAATTGTGAGTTGGTTACCAACCCCTACCCAAACAGTGACTCTGTTGTTGGCAGGTACCACAATGGGATTAGAATACAAGTTTCCAGTTGCGGGACCATATACTACATTTACATTGTAGGTGACTGTGTTTGTGCCTGTGCTAATTCTAGCCTTGTCTGTGTACCAAGCTTGACTGCTTGCAGATGTATAAACGTTTGCTTGACTCATTTGTTATTTTCCTTTTACCAGGCGCGACAAGACCAATACCGAGCACTGGTTTTTGGTCCAGGATTCTCGCAGTTGTGTCGTGCTCTAAAACTCCTGCGGCGTGCAGGATTTGATTTTTTAATCTTCATGTTGGGGTCACCAAAGTTAACTTTGACAACATTGCCCTTGGCGTTTTTAACATAAACTTTGGATTTTTTAACATCGCCTGCCATGGGCTTGTTCAGTGATACTTCACGTCCCTGATACTCAGCTTCGCCCACTGGCTCAACTGGATCTAACTCAGCTTGTTTGCCAATTAAATCAAGTTCATGTCCAAATGATGATGTGTCTTCACCTACAGTACGTGTCCATCCCATGCCGTTGCTGTTTCCTACTGCGCCATAACGAGCAATTCTCTCAAACACACAACCAGACTCTTCCAACAACTTCAATGTGGTATCGTCACCTTGCAGTACAATGCCATCATCTAGTACATCAACTACATAGGTTTCTATTAGATTATCAAATCCAATTTCTATGCCAACTGGATCACCAACACTGGGAGTGTGTTGTTGATCTTCAGTTTCGGTTAGGTAGTCTTGAAATGATTTCATGACCTGTCGTATCTGTTGTACAATTCCCAGAGACGCTTTTCATTAGATTCGGCCACTGCGCCGAGTGAGCCGCGTCTTGGATCTCTATTAACAATTGGTGCTGTGGTTTGACCAGTACTCTTACGGCCGTTTAAGCCACCACTTAAAGTATTGACCATGGTATCAGTATCACTATATTCTGGTGATGGACTATTGGCTAGCTCTTCATCAATATGATCACATCCGCATGGGGATTGGCCACATGATGAGCAAGACTCTCCACTGCCACCTAGGCCGGCCATTTTAAGCAACTGTGCTAGTTGTACAGCATCTTCATCTGTGGCATTTACTGTCAAACTTTGCTTACCATCTTCGCCTACATTCATGCTAATGCTCATGCCTTCGTTGAGCAGGTTGTTTAATTTTTTGTTAAAGCTTTCTGAAATTGCTGATTCATACACACCTTTGCCATATTGCATGCCTCCACTTGCCGGTGCTTGTTTCTTTGGTGCTCCTGAAGTCGCTGGGGCTTTTCCGCCAACTGCTACAGATCCAGAAACTGTTGTTTCCTCTACTTCTTCTTTCTTCTTAGACTTTTTTTCGTCGTATTCAATATCTTTGGCAACTTTCTTGCCAGCACGTTCAGCCTTGTCATCTTCGGCTCCACGCTTTTTACCATGGATACCATCTTTCTTCTTTTCATCATACTCAATGTCTTTGGCAACTCGCTTGCCAGCTCGTTCAGCACGGTTGTCTCGCTTGGCTGTTTTTTCTTCGCCCATGGCTATTTCGTCATCGCCCTCTTGATTCTGCATGTAGTCGTCTACTGCGGTCATCATGCCTTCAATCTTGGCCAACTTGGCTTGCACCCATTCTGGCAAGTTATCGTTGTCGCCTAGTATCTTTTCTAGTGCTTGAGCATGACGCACAATAGTTTTGATATCGTCTTTGGCCATATCACCTTCTTGATCATATTCGCCTTGGTCTTCAACGTCGTGCTCGTCTTCACGCTTCATTAACTTGCTGTTACCGCTAGGACCTTTGGCCCCAATACTCTTGCCTGCACCTTTGCCTGCTGGACGACCACGACCACGCTTTTCACCAGATGCTGGAGTGTCATCATCTGCGCCAACACTGTGTCCAGTGTTAGGATCAACACGACGTGTTACTTTACGTCCAGTTGCTGTGTGTTCAATATCATGTAATGCTCCACGTTCAATACTACCAACTTTTGGTCGTTCAACACGGGGACGCTTGTGTGCAGTAAACGGATTGTTATCATCTTCGTCAACTTCGCCAGGTGCACCTTTAATGCCGGCAGCTTTCAGTGCGGCTGCTCTAGATCTGTAACCCTGGGGGCCTGGTTCAATGTCAGCCGATGCTTTACCAATTGCAGACTTTACTCTTGGAGAGGCATTGCTAGCGTTGACATGCTTCATTGTTGTTTTGGCTTGGTGGCTTTTGGCACCCATTTTGCCAATGGCACTTTTCATTGCCTCGGCAGCAACATCGCCCAGCATTTCATCAACTTCTTGTTTGGCTCCAGCAATCTTGTCAGCAAAAGTAATTTTGTCTTTGGGGGGTGCTAGTGCGGCAAACGACTTTTGTTTAGCCGGACTCATTTTTTCTTTAAGCGGCACGTCAGTACTGCCAATCTTGACCCGTTGTTTATTGTCAGGAATATTATCAGCTTTGAGTCTGGCAACTTCCCCACTGAATGCGTTGCCTTCTCCCATGCCATACTCTTCAAGTTTTCCAGCTTTGGCCATTTTTGCCTTGACTGCGCCAGCAACACGTTCTCCAGCTGCCTTGCTGCCGTACTCTTTGGCAGCTTTGTCAGCCACAGCTTTAAAACCAGTGGTGGCATTGTTGTGTTTGCCCATGTCGCGCTCGTTGAGTTGCTTGTTTGTAGTTTCAGGCTTGGCACGAATACTATCAAGCTTTTTGTTTAAGTCGTAAAAAAATGTCATTGTATGTTTTCCTTATTTTTGGAAGCCGGTTGCTGGCTTGGGTGGGCGTTTGACTGCGGTCATTGGGCTCTTGACTCCCATTGGCAAATCGTTAGTTGTTTCGGCTGGCGGAGTTACGCCTCCAGCCACGGTCCAGCGTGATCCGGCTGCTGAGTTGCGTACTACTTCTTTGTCGTAGGCATCCGCGGCATAATCTTTCTTTAACTGTTTTTGTTCAGCGTCTGGGGCTGGGTAATCTGTGGTCAATAAGTCTTTCTGGTCAGCTATTCCCAACAACTCTTTGTCCATGCCTTCACTCCAATGAAGGTCATTGATGCAAACTCGATTTTCATCAAATCCCAGTAGTCTAACTATTTGTTGAATTTGTGGAGGAGTGGCCGGATAACGAAATGTGCTATCAATGATGGTCACTGCTTCATTTGGATAGTCTGGAAAGTCAACTAGTTTAGACTGGATCGGCGTTTTCTTTGGTTCGCCAATCTTAACTGGGTCAAACTTTTTTAACTTTTCTTTCAAAGATTTTACAAAGTCCGGGGGAGTATCGCCGCAAATCTTGATGCGATAGTCAAACGTTTTTTCGCTTTCTGTTAAGTATTGCACAAATGTTTTCATAAATTCAGTCCTAATGTGTTATTTACCGTTATTGGATTTTTCTGCGCCAAGTTGTGTTAGATGTTTCAACAACTCGTTGCGATCAAGCACACGCCCCTCGGCATTGGGTAATGCTGTGCCGCCAGCCTCCACTTGATCTAATCTGGCTTTCTTCAATTGCAAGTCGATCATCTTTAGCTTTTTATTCATTTTAGCAGTTTTTGCAGTAATAGCATGACCCAGCATTTGGCTGGCCACTGCAAATATTTCGCTGGCATATCTACTATCCACCTGCATACCAAGATCCATGAGATTATCAAAACTCTCTGTGGCCTTGGTGGCCAGGCCATCCATTTCGGCGTCGCTGGCCTCTAATCCGCGAACCGCAGGAAGGGCTTGCTCAATTTTATCAATTGCAGCCAGTGTTTCCGGAAGTATGGGTAGATTTTTTTCAATGTCATCGCCGGATTGATCATCAGACGAATCTATGTCACCATGGTCTGATGAAATATTAAACAGTTCTTCGAGTTTGCGTGTCATGCGGTATTTACCGCTTTTTGCCACCGTTGCGGAACATCTGTTCTTCAGTGATTACTCTAAAAACTATTCCGGCACGTTTGCACCAAGCCTGAGCTGCGGCCCACTTGGCATGGTTTATGGCAACAATGGCACGGTCTCGATCTTTCATTCGTTCTGTGACCATGCTTTGACTTTTGGGTTTGATTTCTATTAGCTCAGTACACACTTTGTCGTTTCGTGTTTGATAACGCAAAAATACATCAGGTATATAGTTGCTCATTTTGCCAGTGACTGGATTAAGATATTTTATTGCAATTGCTTCGCTGGCCCACTCAAGCACTGCATTGTTGTTGTCACAAAACTGAAAAAAACTCCATTCCCACCCTGACCGATATCTAGGATTACCTTTGCCCACATACTTTTTGGGGTTTTGTAGTTGATACACCCCTTGTGCAAAATTGCTCATGCTAATACATTACGTGCTGTAAACAAGTTTGGAGTGATGGCAGAATTAATGCCTAGCAATGTGCTTGGGCTTCTGATTCCGTTTAAAAAATAAGTCATGGTCAGGGTCAACTCAACTGAATTTTGCCCTTGTATTTGATTCAATAGAGTCAACGCTGGTACATTGGTCTGTTGAGAAATATAAAATAGTGATGTGGTAAAGTTTCTGGCTGCTTCTTTATCTTTGTAGATTGAAACAAAAAAACTGTTGACTGCATCGTACTCATTGACCGGCACAACAACTTCATATCTATAAAACTGATCAAAAATTCTAACTGTTTGATCAACATTGACATTTATTTGATTTACTGTGCCCATGGTTTACTTCTTGGGTGTTGGAAATATTGGACGTTGCAGTGCAGTGGCTGCATTTTGTGTAAAGTTAGCCGGGATCAACGAATTAATTGCAGAGCTAGATGCATTGCCTTGACTGGTTCCTCGCAACACTCCTTGCACTGCTCCAATTGCCTCTTCAGTTGCAACTGATCTAATACTAGTATTTTTATAAGTGTTATACACTGTTCCGGCTTTTTGTACTGCGCCAATGACTCCGGCCACTGAACCTGCTTGCAAGTCACCAATTATTCCTATACCAGCGTCAAGTAGGCCACCTTGACCAATTATACTACGAGTTCCGCCCGGACGGCTTAAAGGACTTGATTGTTGGTCATAATAACTTGGTGACGCAAATCCCTGTACATTAGTATCAGGTCGTACTCCGCCAATGGCGCCAGAATAATATTTCACCGTTTCGTATGTTATGTTTACATTATTTTCCATGACACCATTGTCTTGACTGTAGTCATAGGTGTCATGTGACCATTCTGATATCATAGGATTAATTAATACATACTCAACAAATTTGTGTTGATTAAATCCATATATGCTGATATCTTTGAAGAAGGCCGGCTTGCCACCACTGGCAGTGGTGTTATCATAATAGCTTTCGCCAATGTAGCCCCAGTCGTTGACCTGTCGATTGTTTACATAAATGTCACGAGAGTTATAATCAAATCCATTGCTGAGAGTAGCACTTTGTCCAATGCTACCATTTGTGTTGGTCTGACCACGGTAGGGTTGATTGGGATCTTTGTAGTAGTACGAATAGTAGTTGTACCACATTGTGCGGATTAAGTCGCCACCGTCATCATGAAATTTTATTGATATTGGATCATACTGAATTTTTTTCTGTATGACTCGTTTACGATTGTATTGATTTAGTACTTCGATATCTAATTTGAATTTTGGGAGATCAATTGTTTTAACCAACAACCCAATAGTTGATGTATCAGGTGTAGAAAAAATATTACCAAGTTGCGGTATCTCTGTGGTATTCAGATTGAAATACACATGAAAAAGGAATTTAAACTTTGGCGAATTTTCATAGCCAGCAGATCTAAAGACCTTTGAAGCATGTGTATAGTCTCTTACATAATCGTTCCCAAAGAAAGCTTTGAGAAAATCTTGTCCGAATGCCATTTAGTGCTATTAGCCAGCATTTCCTGTGCCAGTTACTACTGACCCAGCTAGTCGAGCAACTGTTGCACCAACGCCAGAACCAATTGGAGTTTGCAAAGCATTATCAAATCTGATTTGCATTGTAACAGTCACTGCTTCGCTTGATCCATAGTTCAAGTCATTGTAGTTTACTTGATTTAAATAGCAACCATACAGTTCCCAGGTCTCAAGTACCACAGGAGCTGATGTACCATTGCCACCATCAAGAATTTCACAACGTGTCAAGAACTTGTAGTCATTGCCGGCAGCAGCCGATGCTTGTTCCATAAAGTCCATTTGTTTCTGTAATTGCTCGCCAACCAAACGGCTTACTTCACCAGATGCATCGTCACGCAAGTTAACTGTGGCCATTTCCCAGGTGTGTTTACCAGCCAAGTACATGCGGCTGTTGTAAATTTCAATTGGGATCTCATCAAATGTCACTGATGGTCGCGTAAAGTCAATCACTTGTTTTGTGAGTTCGGTTCTTGGTGTGCTTACTCCAAGATTTTCAAATACCACCCGGAAGCGGTATTTAAGTTTTGGCATGAGCAGACCTTGAGTTGGATTGCTTTGATCGCTTGCCAAAGGCACTGTCATTCTAGTTAGTGATGAAACAGCCATTGTGTAATCTCCTGTATATGTTTATTTATGTTCTAATCAGGCCGCGGCCGATGAGCTAGCAATTTGGCCAGAAGCCAATTCTCCAGTATTCTTAATGCGTACCGGTATGTAGATAAACTCAACAGCTTTTACAGGCTCAATAGCAATATCCATCCATAGTTCGTTTCTGTCGATACGAGCAGGAGTATTATTGCTGAGGTCACACACAATTAGGTAATCGTAAATACCACGTTTTGCCACCAAGTCAATCATCAAACCATCAACTGCATTAGTAAACTCGTTGCGTGTGATTTGATCATTTGGTTCAAACACAAATGTCTTACCAATTTCGTTGAGTCTACCACGGATATAAGCAACCAATCGAGCCACGTTGATTCTATCAAGCGCACTTGCAACTGCACTTTCAGTCTTGTTACCATAGTTGGTAATACCCACACCTGGAATGAATGTGATTGGATTAATCTTGTTAAGATACAACACATCACGCAGTCCTTGGCCAGTTGCAATAGTTATAAACTCGCCAGTTGCGGCATCAATGTATCCAATGCGGTCAGCATTGTCAATTACGCCACGACGTACACCAGCTGGTGCCAACCATGGATAAGCAACTTCGTCACTGCGCACAATAGTACGCAACATCATGTGGCTTGGTGGTTGTACCACAATGCTTCCGCTTAGATCTGTGGTCTGGCAACTTGGATAGAACACACCAACATATGGGCTTGATGTTGTGAGGCCGTCACCAGTTGTAAATCCAAGACCGCTGTTGTCAGTGCTCCAGGCAACAATATCTGTTCCATTTGGAGCCAACCGCATTGGTGTATCACCTACAACAAATGCTGTGTTACTACGCTCGTTGTTAAGACGTAGCATGTTGGTAATCAATTCTGGATATCCTGGGCAAGCAATCAAATTGAATTGATTTTGTTCTTCACGCAATGTATCCTGGGTATCAATTGCGCTCTTCATTGCGGCCACGATCAGCTGACGCTGTGATAACCGTCCCATGTATGGGCTGCCATCTGCTTTGTTACCCGAAGAAGTTACCCAAGCATTGGTTTGCAACTCACTCCAGTAGCTTGGATCTGTTGGTAGATTTCCTTGACCTGGGGCAATAGCAATATAGATTATACCTTCGTACAATGCTAAATCATTCACCACATAGTTTGTAACACTGCTGTATCCATCAACAGAGAAACTTGTTGGATTAAAATAATCTGTGCTGAATGTTTTAACATTGAATCCTGATCGACGTGTGTTGAATAACAAAGTTCCTGTTGGATACAACGTTGAGTCTGGTGCATCTACATCAAGATAGTTGCTGGTCAACAAACTCTTGATAGTTGGAATATTGTCAGTGATGGGATCAGTTGTGCCGTTTGTAGCCCAACGTGCATCAGCAAACAAAATACCATTGCTGGTAGTTTGATCAGTGTTGTTTATGGTAACCCACTGTGCAATACTGTTGAACAGTTCCCAGCGTTTGATCAGCGGGTATACTTCCAAGTTGCTGGTATCAATCCATAAATCACCGTACTCTAACGATGTGCCATCACTTTGAGTCAGTGGCTCAGTTGTTGAAATAATTGGGCCGTTTGGATCAGTCTGTGTTAGATTGTAGCCGCGCACATCCACGCTGACGTTGCGATAGCCTTCCCATCCAGACCCACCTTGAATCATAATATCAACTTGATTAGTTGCACTATAATACCAATAACGACCATCTGCAGGATCTAGACTTGGTGCAGTAGCAGAAGA